ATAATACTTATTTACATGTTATTTGTGCTTGCTATACATGTGTTTTTGTATTAAATTTACTTCGATGTTATTTGTATACATGTTTAAATTGGGGAATTTCATGGACAAGCAACAAGCAATAGAATTATTAAAAACAGAAATTGAAGCCTTTAAAAAATCTCCTGATGATTTTAAAAGAGGTTATTTATTGGGCATGTTGAATGCTTTTTCACATGTTGGTTTTATTGACGATGACTTAAATGACTATTACTGCGATGTAATAGATATGATTGGGTAATTGTCATGCTCGATTTTCTGCGGTTAGCGATTCCAATCATACCTACGCATGTTCGTAGTCTAGAGAATAACCACTGGTTTACTGGTGATATTCGTGATTATGGTATTCCTGCTGCAACTCGCCATGTCGGTAAGCTTGATGATGGAACGACAACAACAGGGGAGCTTTATCATCCTTTTGAGTCTCTCCCTAGTGATTACACCGACATGGCTATGAAGTTTTATACACATACAATTAATAGAACGCCTTATGTTGAGATTAAAGCGTCTCCATTGAAGTTGTTACAAGGTCACAATGTGTATGGCTTTGAGTCTATTGAATTAGGTTCTGACCATATGCTTGGCATGTTACTCGAAGCCTTTCCCCAGTTAGCCCCAATTTTGGATTTACCTAATACTGAGGTTTTACATCTAGATACGACTTATATATTTAGATTGCCTCATCAGAATATGGTTCAACCAACTTTGGATTATATGGCTAACTTGGCTTCGGGTCACCGTAAAGCAAGACAGATTAAGTACGAGAATTACATCACTTGGGGTAATGATGGTGCATCTATTCGACCTAAGGCTTATGGCAAATTTGAAGAAGTAAAAAGCCAATTACATAAGCTACAGAAGCAAGCAGACAAGGGCTGTATGCGCTCTAAATCACTTGTTATTGCTATGAATGATGCTTTGCCATTTGCTAATGCAGTTTTGCGTTTAGAAGCTCGTATTTGTAAGACATATTTAACCAAGAATGGTTATCCATCTAATTTATTTCAGCTAATTAAGCTGCAACATGAAAAGCCAGAACTATTGCTACGCCTCTGGCACGTAGCTTTTGACCCGATCTTAAACACATTGAAGGGTAAACATATGAATTTTTCGAATGACGGAGAAATCCTAGATTTATTTAAGTCGAAATTAGTGACTTATACAAAGACTGGTAAACCAAGTTATACGAGAGCGAATAACGCAATGAAGTTTTATTCATTGATTCGTCAGATCGGTTTAAAGGCTACTAAAGAACTTTATAACGAACGTACATTCTATGATGCGCTTAAAGCATTGGAATTATGCGAGATTTCTAAAGGTCATTTACAGAACCTTGCTAAAAATCCAAACGGTAAAGTCATCCCATTTGTACGTTTATTCGAACTTAAGATGGCTGATCAATTACCACCAGATTACGTTCAACCAGTTTCACAATACACACCCAAACGTGGGTTACATCTAGTTGCCTGAGGAGGCTTTAACCATGCAATTATCATTTAACAAACGCACAATTTTTCCATCTGTTTACCGTGGTGAAAATAAGAAAACTGGCGAACCAACTTGTTATTTGTCTACAACTGTATTTTCACCAGTTAAATACAATTTAAAACCAGCTGCTGGAATGATGCCAATTGAACAGATTCAAGCGATTCTTGAAGAGTGTGCAGACAATGGCCAAGAAGTAGAAATTGAGTTTACAGAGCAACAAACTAAGTATGGTGCAGAGATGCAAATTTTCAGTGTTAAACCATTACCGAAGAAAAACCCAATGGAATCAAAGACTTAATGGTGAATTATACAACATGACGCATAATGTATAATATGTTAAAAATCAATAACTTACGTGTATTTTTACTATGACACAGTACGTTTATAAATGCAAGAAGTGCGGTGCAGAGTTTACAAAACACTCAAGTTACTGCATCCATTTTTATAAGTGTAAATAAAAAGAATTTGCCGGCTTTTGGGGGCGTTAATCGCAAGTCGGCAATCCTATTTATTGGGGATGTCTCTAATGGTCATCTATGCAGTTTGGTATTTCTTCGTGGTAGGGGTGATAGCTCATCCAGTAGGCTTATATCTCTACTATAAAAAACGGAAGTAAAGGAATTCAATTATGTTGGCTTGTTTGATTTATGGTTCGGACCAGACGACATGTATTGGGTATTTAAACATGGGTTTGGTGACAGGTCTGTTTGCTGCTTTCGCAGTTTTATATTGTCTCAGCTATGTTTTTAAAATCGTTCTAAAACTAATGGGTTTTTAACCCTTGGAGATAATTATGGAAAATCAAATCGTTGTACAAGAAAAATGCGGTGTTGTAAGTCTTCGCAACGCTTCTCGTTATGGTTTGGGGGCTGTTTTATCAGCAGGAATCTTGGGTAGTGCTAATGCAGCAACTTTAGTTGATGAACAAGTTACACAGTTCAAAACTGATGGCACTGCAATGGTTACAGCTATCGGTGTGGCAATGATTTCTGTTGCTGTCGTTGCTGTACTCATTAAATGGGCAAAAGCTACATTCTTTAGTTAATAGCTCAGGGGGTAGAAATACCCCCATCTTATAAGAATTAAATATTTAGAAAGTTGGGGGATTTTATGAAGTTTTTTAAATATTTAGTTTTCATAATAATTACTATTTGTTCTACTTCTACATTTGCTGCTCGTATTTATTATGGTGCGGGACAAAAAGGTATCAAAGAGTTTTCTTCTGCTGCTGCTTTTTGTGCTTCTGTTAAACCTGACAATTTGTCTTTGAGTTCTATTATTGACTCTACTAATCCCGGTGTTTGTATTTTTGATGGTGCGTATGAATATCGCGTTAATTTTTGGTGGGAAGATGCACCTGTAATATGCCCCGATGTCGGTTATCCAATGTATGTTTATTTCGATTCCGGCACTGCTATACCTCAGCAACGCTGTCAACAAGTTGGTGATAATGCTTATTGTGTTTATAAATCTAAGCCTGATTCAATTGTTTTGAATCATCAAAATGATCGTCAATCTACTGTTTTATATAACACAACTAAAAATCCTGTTTCTTCTTGCACGCCTTTGGATGCGGGTCAATGTAATAAAAATGATCCTTATGGTGGTTGTTATCAACCTCCTAACGACGGATGTACACGTCTAGCTGATGGCTCAATTACATGTCCTGATAACACACCACCTCCAGATATCAAAAATACTTGTTCTGGCCAGTCTTATTGTAATAGACCGCCTGACGGCTGTGGTACTGGTTATGTTTCTGGTTCTTTTAATGGTCAGGCTGTTTGTGTTAAGTCTTCTGGTGGAGCTGGTCAGGGTTCAGGCTCTGGTTCAGGTTCAGGTTCAGGTTCTGGTTCTGGTTCAGGTTCTGGTTCAGGTTCTGGTTCAGGTTCTGGTTCTGGTTCAGGTTCAGGCTCTGGTGATGGTTCTAGTACTGGTGTTAATACTGGTACTGGTAATACTACTATCAATAATTCATCTAGTTCTTCATCATCTACGAATACTACTATTAATAATTCAGATGGTAGTAGTGCTGGTTCTTCTTCATCAAAGACAGAATTTAAGATTGATTTTCAACCAGTTGTACAAGCTATTGCAGCTTTGTCAGACAAATTGACTTGGGTTAAATCTGAAATTGTTAATGCTGTTTCACGCGTTGAAGATAAGTTAACGCAGACAAATAGTAAGTTGGATACAGCTAATTCAAAACTTGATTCTGTTAAAGCTTCAGTAGATCAGACTACAAGTGCAGTTAATGCCAGTGCTGACAAAATTAAGACTGCTGTAGACGCAAATACAGCCGCTACAAACGGTGTTAAAGGTGCGGTTGATGCTAATACTAATTCAACGGCTAACAAGCTAAATGACGTAGTAAATGCGATAAATAATAAACCTGTCGGTGGTGGTGGTGGTTCTACAGATGTTAAGCCTGTAGTTGATGCTATTGAAAAACAAACCACTGACTTTAAAGACATGATGAAGACTGATTCATCAGATTTTGATACCTCACAATATGAAAAGATTGGCGATGCTTCGGATGACTCTCGTTACTTGAATGCTCAGTCAGATGCTACTAATGCACTGCAAAAATTATCGAATAAATTAACTTTTTCTAATACTGCATGTGTACAGGATTTTACTGTTGATTTTCCATATTTTGGCTCTTTTGTAGTTCCACTTTCTCGTTGGTGTGAACTATTAGCAATAATAAAAATCTTGATACATCTCAGTGTATACATTCTTGCTTTTAGAATGCTTGATTCATCAGTGAGGGCTATCTAATGCCGTTGTTTATTGGTGCCATTGTTGCCGCATTATTAAAGGTTTTATTTAGATATGCGGTTTTTAAAATATTTGCAAAGTTAATTTTGGGGACTGCTACGGCAGGAATTATCTATCTTTTTTTATCAAGCACTATCAAGCCTTTTATAGATGAAATGCAACAAAAGATTGTAGATAAAGCTGCTGAACTTTCAACCATTGGTGGGACTGCTGCTGAAGTCATTCAGTACTTTGATTTTATTCAATGCGTAAACATTATTTTATCTGCTTCGGCTGCTTGTTTTAGTTTGAAACTAATGTCAGTAGCCATTCGTGCATTTGGCATTAATACAGGGGGTTAATTCATGGCTATTAAACTAATTACAGCACAGCCTGGCTCTTATAAAACTGCAATGATGATGGAAATTGCTAGCAAAATGGCTAGTGAAAATCGTCCAATTTACTTATGTAATATTCGTGGTTTAAAACCTGACATACCTTTCCCATATCAAGTTTTAGATCACTTTAAAGACTGGATTGATACACCAGAAACATCAGTTATATTTATTGATGAGGTTCAGGAATTTACTAGGGATGTTCCTACAAACTGTAAAACTGAGGATTTACCTAAATGGTTGACGTTGTTAGAGAAACATCGTCATGAGGGTAAAGATATTTTTATTGTTACTCAGCATCCTATGTTTATTCATACTCATGTTAGACGTTTAACATCTGAGCACATTCATTTGGTTCGTAATGGGAATGTTCCATTTGCTGCCAAACGTACTTGGGGTTTTGTCGAATCAGATCCTGACGACTTTCAAAAAGCTACTGTTAAGAATGGTTGTACTACTTCAATCTATAGACCTAATAAAGAGGTTTTTAACTGGTACGAGTCTACGGTATTAGATACCCACAAATTTAAAATTCCTACCAAGTTACTTAAGATGTTAGGTCTTTTAGCTGCTTTAGTTGGTTTTTCTGTCTATATTGGTTATCCAGTCTTTAAAAAATATTTTTCATCAACTAATGAGACACAATCAGTTTCCAGTACATCCAATCAAACTTTGCCACCTAATCCATCCAATATGACCTTAGCTGAAAAGGCTAAGCTTGATGCAGCTATGGCTAGTCTCACTCCAGAGCAATATGCTGATTTGATGCATCCTGAAAAACGTAATGCTGAGTTACAGGCTAATAATGACGTTAGAATGGAGACGATAGCTGTGAAATATAATCCTAATCGTCCCTATGAAATGGATACATCACAAATTCAATATCAAGTCACAGCTAAGCCTGTTTTTTCGGGTTGTATGAAGAAAAACGGTAAATATGTTGCTTATACCCAACAGGGCACGATTTTGCATGATGTGAGTCAATCAGATTGCCGTAAATTGATGGAAGACGGTGATAGACCATTTAATTATTTTCAGGTTCAAAATAATCGACCTGCTCAGGTTAATAATGCTTTGCCACAAGTGCAGGCTCAGCCTAATTATTCATCTTATCAGGCTAATAATTATGTGCAGCCTAACCTACAGCGTAGTACTGTAGACGGTGCAAATTCTCAAAGTTCTTTTTCTTTCTGATTACTAAAAACCGTCTATATGTTCTACCGTAGCAGTAACCAAAAAAAACCGTTCAGGGGAATTGTGACCGATCCAACTCGGTCACAAGGCGTAGTCTACGGTTTTTTACGCGATCAAACTTCGAGTTACATGCAATGCTCATACTGTGGGCGTACTCTACAATTTGGTCAGTTGATGAAACATCTAAGAGTATGGCATTCTTACGGAACCAAAGATTTTATAATTGATTTCTGATTGGCATTTTATTACATTTTTCTTTAAGCCGGCGAGCTCGCCCTGGTATTAAAAAAATGAGTTAAATCAATGCTTGGTCTTTTTAGGGGATTGGCAAAATATGACAAATAATGATATCGCTTTAATACTTTTTTTGATTTTCCTTTGCTTGGCAGCCCTCTATCATACTTTTAAAGCTATTAAAGAATCTTGATTCTGAGAGTTCGCATAATACGGCATTATGTTACTTGCCATGTTCGTTGACTAAAGACCCCGCGCTAGTGGGGTTTTTTGTCAATGATGCGACCATATCTACGCACT